AGATCCTATCTATGATTTTGTTCCAGGAACTGTGATATATCTACCTAAGAAAAGTAATTTAGAAAAGTTCTTAGGAGTCTAAGATGGCTATTAACTATCTTGGAAAAATTTTAGATTTAAAAAAGCCCGACGGAACACCGATCTTACCTGTTAATTCACAGTCTATTCTCAGTCTAGGATCAGTATCGAATATAACTAATTTTGGAGTATCTAGAGCTACAGATTTTTTAAAAAACGGCAACACCTCAATAATTTCAGACCCCACTAAGTCTAGCTCCTCATCCAAAAAAAATCTCCCTAATCTAGTAGCCAATCCCATGGAACAGTTTGCATCATATACTTGTTTATGGACCCTAGCGTGTCTTGATAAAGATCAGTTTAACAATCCTGCATCTTATAGATCTAGTCCTCAGGCGTTAAAAAATATTGTGTTTTCGTCGGGCGGAAGATATGACAATCAGAGAGTAAAGACATTTTTTGGAACACCTGAATATTTTATTAATAATTTTCAAATGAACTGTATTATCGGCACTAATGAAAAAACTGGAAATTCAAACGCCATTAAATTCACATTTGATATTGTTGAACCCCATTCTATGGGACTATTATTACAAAGTATGCAGAATGCCGCGGTAAAAGCCGATTACCTCAGCTACCTTAACACTACACCTTATGTACTGCGTATGGACATTCAAGGCTATGATGAACTAGGAAGAGTAATAAAAAGTATTAAACCTAAATTTTTTACTTTGGCACTTACGTCGATGAAATTTTCAGTCAACGAGGGCGGATCTCTCTACAAAGTAGAAGCTATACCCTACAATCATCAGGGATTTTCAGACACCGTAAATACATTTTACCACGACATAAAAATTTCGGGAGAGCTTGGCGGCGAAGGTATTGTTTCAGAAGTGTTGTCCACCAGCAAAGAAAGTCTAGCTGCGGTGTTAAATCGCAATGAAGACAAATTAAAAGTTGAGGGAAGAATTGGAGAACCAGACCGATATGCTATTCAGTTTCCTACTCTAGCCAGCGAATGGAAAAGTTCTGCAGGCTCACCGCCAACTGCTAAAACTGCCACGGTAGATCCCTTAGCAATAGCTACTCAAGCAATAGTAAAAGTCAGCGGCGGTGCCGCTAAACCGCAAGACACTACAAATCAACTGATAAATGACCTAGGCCGAGCTAGTCTAGGATTTGATGCTCTTCGAGGTGGCAATATATTATTCAAACGTGCAGACGATCAAATAGATGCCAAAACTGGAATAGTAAAGCGAGACGGAATGACTATTGATCCTAAAGCTAGAGCCTTTCAATTTGGTCAGAAACAAACATTGACCTCTGTGATCAATCAAGTAATTCTAAGTTCTGACTACGCTAAAAAAGCCATACTAGATAAAGATCAAGGAGGGTTTGGAACCACTACCGAAGGTTATATCAAATGGTTTAAACTTGATGTACAGATAGAACTGCTAACACCAGATCCGATCACTTCAGACTATGCTAAAAAAATTACGTACCGTGTAGTTCCTTATTATGTTCATCAGAGTATATTTTCTAATCCAAGTTCTGCACCTGTGGGATATTCCGAACTAATGAAAACAATAGTTAAAGAATATCAATATATCTACACAGGTCAAAACGTCGATGTGCTAAAGTTTGATATTAATATTAATAATTTATTTTACGCTGGAACTAACCCAAGTCCTGAAAATCAAGGGTCAAAAACTGACAATCAAGATCAAAAACTATCAGAGCAAAAAAATAAAACTGCTAAGGTTGGTCAGGGGCAAGCACCTGCAGCACAGGCTGCCCAAATGGGCCGATCTAGACCAGACCGAGATCCTAAACTACTAAAAGGTTATAAAGGCGGTAGCTCCGACAAGACTACAGAACAGAACATTGCTGAAAGTTTTCAGCAGGCATTTATTAGCGGCAACAGTGCAGATTTGGTCACAGTAGATCTAGAAATCATGGGCGACCCTTACTGGATAGTGGACAGCGGCATGGCTAATTATTTTGCCTCAGCCATGTCCCCTATATCGCAGATTACCAATGACGGTACTATGAACTATGAAAGTGGAAATGTCTATATCTATCTAACATTTAAAACACCTGCTGATATCAATGAAACCACAGGACTCTATGATTTTTCTGTAGCAGGCAAAGATAGCCCGTTTAGCGGCATATACAGAGTGAACATGTGCGAAAATATTTTTTCAGATGGGCAATGGCGTCAAAAACTTAAATGTCTACGTATGCCCGGCCCGCAAGGCCCCGAAGCTAACAAGCTAACACAAGGCGATCAACCCACAGTAATATCTGCCAGCGGCAACAGTGCTATAGAAGTTGGACCAGAAGATCCTGCGAAAACTTCTCCTACAGATGATCCCAATTTAAATTCTGGACCATCTAACGGCGGAGCTAATCCGCAGACTGCTGGCAATACATCTTCGGCTGCTGCTAAAACAGTTAATACATCAACTGAAGCTCCTAGACGTGTGGGATTTAGATACTACAGAGACCTAGGACAAAACTAAGGATATTAAATGGCACAACATAGACGATCATCAGCAGCCAATGACGGAAGAACCGGCGGACTAACCGACGGTATATACATTGCTCGAGTAATCAGTCATCTTGATCCTACCTTCATGGGATCTCTAGAAGTTACACTGCTTAAAGATCAAAGTAACACCGCCGGCGATGACAGTCAAATTCATATTGTAAAATATGCTTCCCCGTTCTTTGGTTATACACCTTTTGAGTTTATGGGCAAAAATGACGGAACAGCTTCAACTATAGAAGGATTTAACGACACACAAAAAAGCTACGGCATGTGGATGGTACCACCCGATGTTGGCGTAAATGTGCTGGTGCTGTTTGTAGACGGTGACCCTAGCCAGGGTTATTGGTTTGCCTGCGTGCCAGGCCGAAATATTAATAACATGGTACCAGCAATTGCTGCTTCAACAGAAAATACATTAGATTCTACAGACAAGCAGAGATATGGCAACACCAAACAGCCATTACCTGTGGCCGAAATAAACAAACGAATCAACGGTGAACGACAAGAAATAGATCCTGAAAAAATAAAAAAGGTAGTGCATCCGATTGCTGATAGATTTTTAGAACAGGGATTATTAGATGATGACATACGTGGAACTACTACATCATCACCAAGAAGAGAAGTTCCAGGTATGGTATTTGGTATTTCAACACCTGGTCCAGTAGATCGAAGAACTAATGCTAAAAAAGCAGTAATTGGTAAAAATGACAGCAAGTCCGCACCACTGCCTGTGAGTAGGCTAGGAGGCACACAACTAGTTTTTGATGATGGCGATGATAGATATCATAGAGAACAGTCTGCTGCCGAAGGCCCTGTAAAATATGTTGATCTTCTAGAAAGCAAAAATGCCAATGATCAAGGCCAGCCGACTATTCCTTATAGTGAATACTTTAGAGTTCGCACTAGAACTGGACACCAACTGTTAATGCATAACAGTGAAGATTTAATCTATATTGGAAATGCTAGAGGCACTACATGGATAGAACTTACCAGCAATGGAAAGATTGATATCTACGCACAGGACAGTATTAGTATTCATACTCAAACAGATTTGAATATTAGAGCAGATCGTGATATTAACATGGAAGCCGGTAGAAATTTTAATTTAAGAACAGAGTCGGGCAAGTTTCATGCAGAAATTGCCACAGATCAAGAATGGTTGATAAACAAGGATGCAAAATTAACAGTAGGTGCTAACTTAGATGTATTAATAGGCGCCGCCGTAAAAATATCTGCCAACACTGATTTTGAATTAGCCACTAACACAGAACTTAAAGTATCAGCAGCAGGAAATATCAGTATAGGTACGCCTTCGGAACTTAAACTAAATGGCAGTAAGATTAATCTTAACGGGCCTAATAATGCCGAAACAGCAGCGGTTGCCGACTTTGTAAAACCTTACGAACTGCGAGATAACCCAGCTACAAGTATCAATGCAGGATGGGAAGTAAAACGATATCAGTCAGGAACGGTCAAAAGTTTTATGAAACGTATACCGATGCACGAGCCCTGGGCATTGCATGAAAATCAAGCACCTGCTCAGCTAACTCCAGAAAATACAGATAGGGATGCATAATTATGGGAAAACTTTATAATCAAAAATCAGTGGCAACGTCCACGGCAGTGGTCTCTGAAAATCAAGGTATGTTTACCTACAAAGGATTCAGTTCTAAAGAAACTACTAAAAATTACAAGCTCTATGACATTGATCTTGTAAAACAAGATCTATTAAATCATTTTTATATCCGTAAAGGCGAAAAGTTAGAAAACCCAGCGTTTGGTACAGTAATCTGGGACATGTTGTTTGAACAATTCACTGAAGATGTTAAAAACATCATTGCTAAAGACGTAGAAGATATTATCAACTACGATCCTCGCATAGCGGTCAATGAAATACAGATAGACAGTACAGATCAAGGTATTAGAATACAAGCAGACATTGTTTATATTCCGTTTAATGTTAATGAACGCATGACATTTAACTTTGATAAAACTAATTCTACGATAATCTGAGCAGTTTATTTTCCAAGGTAAATATGGTATATGACAACAACTAGCAGACAAAATAATCTCATTTTAAATCAAGACTGGACAAGAATTTACCAGACCTTTAAAAATGCTGACTTTAAATCCTATGATTTTGAAAATCTTCGCAGAGTTATTATTACCTATCTACGTGAAAATTATCCTGAAGATTTTAACGATTATATTGAGAGTTCAGAATATCTAGCACTAATAGATGCAGTAGCATTTCTAGGACAGAGTCTAGCATTTCGTATTGATTTAGCCAGCCGTGAAAATTTTATTGAACTAGCAGAAACCAAAGAAAGTGTGTTACGTATAGCTCGTATGTTGAGTTATAATGCCAAGCGGAATCAAGCAGCCAGCGGACTACTAAAATTTACCTCAGTTACCACCACTGAAGATTTAGTAGACAGCAATGGTCGTAACTTGTCTCAACAGATTGTTTCATGGAATGACCCCACAAATACCAACTGGCTAGAACAATTTATTACGGTGTTAAATTCTGCTATGGCAGACAATACAGAGTTTGGCCGCAGTCAGGGCTCTGCAGTTATACAAGGAATTCCTACAGAACAATATCGCTTTAGAACGACTAGCACAGATGTGCCACTGTTTTCATTTAGTAAAACAGTTGCAGCCAGAGGAATGAGTTTTGAAATAGTTTCTACAGCATTTAAAAACAGTGAAACTATCTATGAAGAACCACCAGTTCCTGGAAATCAATTAGGCTTTGTCTATAAAAATGATGCCACTGGTCCTGGATCTCCTAATACTGGTTTCTTTTTAATGTTCAAACAGGGAACATTAGAACTTGCAGATTTTTCAATAGACATTCCGACCACCAATGAAAAAATCGCGGTGGACGCGGTTAATATTAATAATAATGACGTTTGGCTGTATAGTCTAAATTCTGCCGGTGTACAACTTGAAGAATGGACCAAAGTTTCTACGCTATCCGGCAACAGTATTGCCTATAATAGTATAAGTCAAGATATTAGAAACATCTATGCGATCAACACCAAAGAAAATGAC